ACAACTATAAAATACATTAAGTTTAAGCACCCACGCATTGAAGTTATCAGTTATAACTGCCCCCGCAGCTACTGAGTACGGATCAGCTATTACAGAAGCCCATGACAAATACGGACCTCCAACAAATGGATTTGGGGCACCCGCTGGGCACAGACCCCAAGGAATTAGGTTGTCTCCATATATATATAGTTGGCTACCATCTCCTGGAACTACTGGACACGCTGTTGCAGGATTCAGTGCTACAGTACCATAAAAGGTTATAGTATCCTTAAAAGTAGTTGCTGTAAATCCGTTTGTACTAGTCGTATAAAATGCAAATGCATTAGATTCATTTAGCCAAAAAGTAGCACCAGGAAAAGCAGTAGGTTGTAATAAAGTAAAAGTACTTGCTAATGCCGTACTACTCCAAGCTAGAATTGGACACTCACATAAAGGTGCTACATTATCGCAAGGACATAATTCATAACATGTTAGATTATTTGGACAGCAGTCATTACAATTTGGATATGAAGCTGTTATAATAACAGTTATAGGTGTAAGAGGACAAGGGACTTGTATACAATTTATTTCATAACAAACTCCAGGCCAAAGATCAACTTCCACTGTAGTCCCATTACCTACTTGGCCATTACAATGAAAAGATAAATCTGTATCTGTTATGATTTGTGCCGGTGCTCCAGCTGTACCTGTATTACAAGGACATATATTTAACTCATAACAATCAGCCCCACCAGTACCACAATCTATACAAGTTGCATTTCCAGTACCTGAAACAAATGGTATAGTAGGAGTTATTATTGCTGCTGGAGGAAGTGGAGAAACCCATTCTACTTCCCAACATCTCTCTCCTGCTGGATCTCCGTTATCCCATATTATAATTCCGTTAAGATACGGAGCAAGTGCTGGGTCATTAGAATAGTAAGTTACATAATTACAACCCGCTAAACAAGTTCCATCTTCACATGCAAAATTCAAACTTGAGTTTCCGTAAATACCGCATGTAGCTCTTCTATCATAAATACCTTCTGCTCCAAGTAAACCTGTAGGAAAGTCAGTAGCAAATGCATTTGGAGTAGCAAACGGTCCCATTAAAGCGTCAGGATTATATATAAGTCCCGGGCAACAAGGAACCCAATTATTAGACATAGGAGGGTCTTCGCACATATTCAATCCGGGACAACTGGCATCACCCTGATAACAAGGACACTCGCAAAGAGCAGTACAATCTCCTACTGGCCCTACTCCGCCAAATGTTAAGAAGTCATGTCCGAATCCAAATGCATGTAGTATTTCGTGTATACCAGTTCTTTTAATACTAAATGAATTTGGTACTAAAAGTTGAGCCATTGTATCAGCTCTCCAGTTTTCATTAACATCAAATAGTAAAGTCCCTGTAGTAGCAGTTGGTTTATTAGTTCCGATAACAGCTGAAGTTAAAGGGGCGTTAAAACATAAAGCTAAGATGTTTGAAGCACTTCCTGTTGTACACCCAGAGTCTAGAAATCCAAAGTCTGACATTCCAATTCTAAAATCTCCTATACCTGTGATACCATTAACATCTGTAAACGAAGTTCCATTTCCTGGGTTTGCTATACCAGCATTAAAATCAGCACTTCCTGATTCATATCCTAGATCTGTAAAGTTTATAGTAAGATCAGCTCCATACCCACAAGTAGTATTAAACATACCTTCAAATAATAATTTGATCTCGTTAAACATACTAGCCATTTCAGCTTTCCATTGTACATGAGTTTGTTGATATGTTTTATTAAAGGTTAAACAATTCGCCCCATCCCAAAAAGTACCTGTTGCAGCTGGTAATGTTTCTACCGCTACTGAAGGTCCAAATTGTGAACCTGCAAGCCAAGGTATAGTAGTAAAGACTCCTCCAGCTGCTATAAAACTATAAGTCATAGTTATTGTTTGTGCTGTTCCTGGGATTGCTTGAGTTCCTAATGCTTGGATAGCATTAGCTAACTCTGGCCATCTCTGTTCTACAGTATTAAAACAAGTTGGTGACCAACTTTTTCCATACGTAATCATATTCGCAGGCATAGTATTAGGATCATTCACTGCACACATATTGTTTGCGGCTCCCCCAGTACAAATACATTCAGTAATTTGATAAGCTCCAGTTCCAGGCCCTGAACAGAAAGGGTCCGAACAACTTAGAAGAGTGTTTGAAACTACTGGAGTAGTTATATTTAGTTGATCACAAGGGCATGCAGTAGATAAATATGTTGGTAACCCTGTACCTATATGTCTAGATCCAAGATTAAATGCTGAAAGATCTAATGCTGCGTATGTAGGTCCCGGAATAGTAGTCATATCAGGATCTTCAATAACTAATAAACTAGTATTATTTGGTTGGTTACCTGATGGGAGAGTCCAAGATTGAGTATTATTTCCTTGCTTCACAACACAATAAATCTTACCGTCTGGAGCTAGTTGCATATCCCAACCATGTGCTCCATCACCTGGGGTAGATGCAGTGAAAGGAGGTTCTCCGGGAAGTTCACATATTTGCGTACTGTTATATATCGTAGCATTTTGATTAGCTACCCCAGACGTAAAAGCGTCTATTAGATTAATTCTCTCTAGCTTACAGCAGTTTCCAAATCCAACAATATCTTGATCACCAAGCATAGTCCATAAATTATTTCCAGAACGGGAGAATTCAAAGTCCCTCATCCACATTTCCTGATTAGAGTAGTAGCGAACAACTATTTGGGAAGTGGTTCCATTAAATCCCACTTCTGTTGCACCCCCTGGTCCAGTGGCTGTTCCATTTACCATCTCCATAGAGTACACTGTTGTCATAGTTATTAGATTAGTTGGAGTAGTACAGCTGGCTGCGCCGTTCCAACCCATTGCTAAAATTCCTAGTTGTCTATTTTGATAATCTACTTTTAGTTTACATCTAGCCATACTATCTAATCCAGTTCCCGTAGCAACGACACTCCCAAAGAAATAGGTCTCCACCATATCAACGGCTATAAATGCTGGGCCTATCCCCCCCGCATCAATCTTATGTCCTCTAACGTACTGATTTGTCCAATCAGTACAAGAAGTCATTACAGGTAAATCATAAACAAACCATTCTTCAGTGATAGCTTGAGTATTTGTAGAAGTCAGTGCTTCACAAGAAGCTGCCGCAACAATATTATCTTTACTAAGTGTAGTCACTTGTCCTCTACCACCATTCAAAGTCATATCAATAATACATGAATAGAGAGGTCCGTTTTTTATTGTCTGGTAAAATAAGTAGTATTGATTGTATACCCCATTTGTTTTTCCTCCGGCTGGTGCCGGTACTGTGATACATTGTTGGGATGCTGAGTTTGTATTTAAATAACCACCCCCTCCTCCTCCAGCTAATAAAGGAGTTCCAACTGGAAGTACTGCACCAGTTTGATCTGTCATAAGAGTATGAGTAGAATCGTATACATATTTTCCATCGCTGTAGAAAAATAGGTCTCCAGGAAGATAAGTTACTGCTCCAAATGTTACAAGCTTATCTGAACAGTGGACAGTACTAGATCTCCAGCAATAATTAGTTGTTTGTGAAGCTGAGGCAGTAGTTGTATTACTTGCTCCACTTAAATTTAATGCAGCGACAGTTCCTGCTGCCCAATCTATACCGCTTTGCCCTCCCCAGAACCAATAAGTTCCATGTATAAGATTTGCAGTACAAACATAATAACATCCAGGTATACCTACAAAACTTACTACATCTGTTCCAATAGCGGCTCCTTGGCCACCACTCACAGTAATATCTGGATTAGTAACATCACAAGATTTTAATAAAACACATGGATCATTACACGGGCTGACTAGGCAATCAAGGCAATCTGCTAATGCTCCTGTTCCAAAAGTACTAGATGCTATAGTATTTACATCAGCATCAGGGATAGCAAGGCCACAACAAGGTCCTGCACATGCGGTTACATCCCAGCATCCTGTATATAATACACCTAATATTGTTATATCTGCTGTAACTACAAGTCCAACATCTGCTCCTGTGATATTAGTAGTTTCATGTACTATGGTCACAACACTTGGGTCACAACACCATCTTATCTCATGACAAGTTAAACCTGCATTTGCACAATCATTACAATTTGGATAAATAGTAGTTGCTTCTCCTGTTGGATAAATTATAACTGTTGGGCCTAAACAAGGGCCATCAATTTCATAACAGTCTGGTTGTGGTACCCCAGATAGGGATATATCAAAAGCATTTCCGAGTCCAATCTCTGCAGCTATAGTAGGAGAATTATTATAATCAACAAATAAGACAGTACCATCTAGACAATTTATTAATTTAATATAGAATCTACAATGAAGGCAATCAGCAATAGTACTAAGTATAACATACACAGCTTCAGTACCTGAAGGGCCTAGTGGATTAATTGCTACTTCCCTACAGAAACATTCACCATCTAGTTGAACAACATTTGGAGGAAGGACGAATGGGAGTGTAGGCATAAGTATATCATCACTATATAATACATCAGCCCCATTGTTACAATTTGTTAATTTGTAATACACTGGAGCAGGTACGTCACATTGTATACAATCTGGGTATGGTCCAGGGGACGCCGCAAGAAATACGGTTGTAGGGGAAATACAAATAGTACTACGTTCTACACAATAACATACATCACCTAACCCTGGAATATTTAGTCTTACTACTTGGCCTACAAAAGGGTCTAGTATTACCTGCTGTGAGTATATTACTGCCCCTGCACAAGATAAACTTCCGCCGGTTGTAATACATTCTGTTAATACATAGCAACAACCTGAAGTCAATGGATCATTTATACATGTTGGACAATCTACATAGGGAACTGTAACAGGATCTACATTATTGGGCCATTTAGAACATAAGTCTTGAGCTGCTAAACCATTTGGCTCATCTAATAAGTCCCATTCTAGTGTACCTGTTACAGGATTAATTAAAGGGATAACAGGTTGTGCAAGTCCAGTAGCCTGATCATTAAGTATATGAAGATCTAACTCTAAATGAGTAGCTCCAATAACTGTCATGCTTATAATATAATTCTCACTTACAGGTCCTGTTAATCTTATACGTTCAATACCGCGGGCTTGCTCACCCGAAACCCAACCAAGTACTACATCTAAATCTGCTAGAAAAGTATTAGCTGCTGTAGCATTATCAATTATTACTATATCATTAAGTGCTCCACCTCCTGTTTGATCTCCTAATACAAAATAATCACCACTGTTATAATCCACAGATAGGTCATAACCAATAGATATGGTAGCATTTGTTAAACTACTTGTCTGAGTTAAAACTCCTGCAACATTAGTATGTCTAGTAAATGTAGCTGTTCCAAATTGCATTGCGCCTCCTACAATATGATTTGCGGCTGTGTAATCTGTATCTAAACATTCTAAAGATAGATAAGTAGATGAGAGAAGGGACGCAGGTGATTCATATCCTACCCAAGGAGATGCCCACTGTAACTGAGTAACATCATTTGTATATACAAGATTACCATGCTTATCAAAAGCAATATCTCGTAATCCTGTTACATTACCATGAATTGCACTCCAAGAAGGTATACTACAATTTCCACTTAAAATATTTATCTTAAACATCTTTCCGGATGTAGTACTAAACCACAACTCAGGTCCTTCGGCTTCAACTATTACTAGAGTACCACATTCAGGAGTAGCGCCACCAGAACTAACAGAATACACATTTCCAGGTGTAAGTACTCCTGGAGTCTGTGTTATAACTCCCGGAAGAATCATAGGGCCTATACCGCTGTCATTACAACAAGGTAAAAAAGTTTCACATGAAGGAACATGCCCAATAGGACAAGCTCTACAAGTAGAATATGTAGTAGATGGTAACAATGTACCACACGCTTCAGTAAGTGAATGTGAAGAATCTGCCTCTATGCAGGTAAAACATCCTACATGACTCGTATCTGACCACAACCAAACTAAATCATCTTTACAGTTATTAGATACAGTACTAAAGATTGCTTCTACAAAATCAACTTTAACAGGAAACCCGACGAAAAAGTCAGTACTATTTCGTGTAGTAATTCCAGCTACTTGTCCTGCGAAGGGGAACCCTCCCGGATCATTTTCTATAACACCGGTCCCTGATAGAGTAAGTGCTCCAGTAGTAAGATTTATGTCGTATACTAAATTAGCTCCCGCAAGACCTACAGTAGCCATTAGTTGAGGTGTATTACCTCCTCCTTGTCTATAAGTATATAAACTAGTCCAATTAGTCGCAAGCCCTGAAGCTCCTCCTAAGAGGGCCCAAGTATTCGTTGCATGTGTAAATTTAATAATTCTATCACCGAATGCTGCATAAGTAATTGCATTTACAGTAGTTACATCAGGTAGCCTCATAGAAGCTAGGCCGACACACGGCTTTCCTGCAAGAACTCCTCCTAAAGCACTTGATATATCTATTTGAGATGTAGCACTATAAGTTGAAACTAGGTTAGTAGTTGTATCTAAAGTTCCAAGAGCAAATAAGACAGCACTTCCAGCTTTTATTCCTATAAAAGTATGGGTAGAACATATAAGACTTGTAGTAGGTGTTGGAGCAACTCCTCCCCCAATTATCCAGTTATAGTATTTAATTTTTTCTACACTAGTCCATCCTTTAGCTACTACATCTGTTATAGCTACAGGTGCAGCTATTGTTCCAAGCCTTTCATTATAAAGATGATACTGTAAAAGACCTGAAACAGCATTAATATCAAAGATATATACTGTACCATAATAGTTATTTGCCGATATATCAACAAAGTTATTTAGAGCTGGAGTCGCGATTTGATTTACATCACCTCCAGTAATAGGAAAAAAAGTATCCATCCTATGTAAATTATTAGCTGTATCAACTACAAATTGATTAGCATCCTCGCATTTCCCTACTAAAAGGTATGACGCAGTAGCACCGTAATCACAAGCAGTGAATGACGGAGCCCCATAAGTAAGATAAGCACTAGGATCTATTGTACCAAAAAAGGAATGGATTACTGTTGCTGGAGAATTTGCACTATTAATAATATAATGCTGTATAGGATTAGGAGATACCAAAGATCCATAATGTTCTGGGTAATTCATACTCCAGACTGTAGATGTTGATAAAACAGGCCCGGGAAATAAACCTCTAACTTCGGGAGTATTTACAAAAATCCTACCACTTTGTGAAGGATCCCTCCACATCCCAGCTATAATTCTGCTATCAGTTATGCCCCCTCCCCATATTTGGGCCCCTGAATTATCTAAAAGTTCCCATGAACCCGATCCTGTTACAGGTACCGGACTCCAAACATTGTTCGTATCTAAGAAATGCCAATGTATATACAGCCTTGTAAAAGCTGGTGCAACACCATCTAAGGATGGATAATATAAAAGGGCATTTGTTGGAGTTGAGGTATGCGACCATTCAAGATCCATTGCATACCATCGCGGAACAATAGCTCCGCTAGGTGTACCTGTATCATGTTGGGCAATAGCCATGTTAGTTGCATTTGTATATATACTTGTATTAGTATCAATGTTTACCACCTCGACTTGGGCATCATGATCAGGAGTTCCAGCACTCCCCGTACCAGGTCTGATAATAACTGCTACTTTTGCCATATCACTACCTTGGAGTGAAGGAGTAACTTTCATAGTCATCTGCATACCAGCCTCTTGTAACTCACTAATTCCTAGACCAATTTTTGTATATACACCTGCCTTTGAAGTTAAATCTGGAAACCCTGCTCCTGCGGCGCCAGCCGGCATAATATTCATTAGTTTTGTATGGTAATAACCTTGCCATAGAGCTGTAGGCGCAGCAGATTGGTCATAACCTAGAGTATATATATTTACACCGATGTTAGCTCCTGTTCCTGCATCTAATACGCAATTTGTCGTCATACAACCAGATGTCCCAGAACAAGAATTGTTAAGCGCTCCTAAATCTGTAAGCGGGGCACTTCCCCCACATTGTGTACTTTGGGCAGAGTTCTCGTAATTGTGAAACCCACCCTTTCCATTATTAAGGGTCATATCAATTAATCCGGTATAGATTCCAAACTCGCCACTATTAAAGAAGCCCCAAAAGAAAGCATCAGTCTTACCAGGATGCCCAGCTGTAAGTGTTGAGGGTACCTTATAAAAGTTGACTGGTTGCGGAAGTCCGAGTCGTCCTCCAGTCTTTCCTGTTCCCACTGCACCTGCATCGAACATTACAGCATCTAGTGAATTCCATATAGTAGTCCCATCACTGTAAAATAAGACATCACCAGCAAGATAAGTTGTAGCTACTCCTGAGATAGGATCTGTATAAGTTATATTTGCGTTTGCTGTAACAGTACAAGTCCCCATCTCTGTATTCATCACAGAAATAAAAGCATCTACAAGCGCATTAGAGGGTAAACTTGGTGCTGTTGTGGTTCTAACACCAAATCCATGAGTAACCTTTTGAAAGTTTTGTGATGACATCGTTTAATCTTTTTAAATTTACATTTCTTGTTTCCTAAAGCATTCTAACTCTAACCATTGCCCTGTTTCATGGAAACCTGTCCCTACTGCATTTGGTTCCACTGTGCTAATAAAATATTTTCCTCTCTTTGATTGATTTGCTCCTGGGCCTCCTCCCATAAATCTTACTATATCAAGGTATTCATAAACTAGTGAAGGGTCCCAATCTAACCTTCCTCGAGCTTGCCAAGCTTCCTTAGCATGCCCGCAAATACTCCAACCTGCTGGACCAACTCCATTAGGCCCTGTAAAACAAGGTGTTGCAAATCCTCCTGGAGAATAACATATTCCTGCAGGGGGTATTAAAGGAGTTATTCCTTGCCATCTCATATAGAGATATTCCCCGGGACTACAAAGAGCTCTAGGAAGAACCTTTACCACATCCCCATAATTATAAGTTGATGTTATATCCCAATACTTACTTCCATCTGTTACCCATTCTGAGTGACAGTTACAAGGAAGAGGACTATAGCATTCTATAATTTCTATATATGCTCCAAGTAATTTAAGATTACATAATTCATCTTTGCATTCTTTTCCAAATCGTTGTTTATCAACGAGTTCTGCAGCTCTTGTTGCAAAGCAGCATTTAAGCTTATTAAGCCTATAAATTAAATCTTCGTGTGTTATTTGATCTAATGCCATTATTGTTTCATAATAAATGCTAGTGTCCAATATTTTGGAACTATACTAAAACCTGATCCTTGAGGTGCGGATAAAGCTGGTGTCCCATCTCCCGATGATCCTCCTAAACCACTAACTACTGGATGAGTATGTGCTCCTTCATCTGAACCACTCGCAGGCCACGGAATACTATTTCCTGTTTGGAAGATTGAATTATTAGCTGGAGGTTGATCGTTACCTGTAGTTCTATAACATGAATTACCTTGAGCTCCTCCATTTCCTCCAGAGTTAGCAACAATAGAATGTCTATGTATCCCGGTACTCGGAATAGTACTCGTAACTGTATATCCCCCAACCCCATGAACATGGGCTGGTATATTTGGTTGTGTTAAATTTACTGTCATAGTCCCTCCTGATCCGTTAATACCATTAAAAGGAGCATCTATCGCTCTATTTCCCCAAGCTCCTATAAATCTTCCTCTTAAATCTGGAGTCCCACTTGTTCCATCGCATATAAGCCATCCTGTTGGTACCAGTACTACTGGTCCAGACCACATTACAATAATTCCTGAAGGTATTACAGATGATGTACCGCTATTAATTATACTAAGTAAATTTCCAGCATTAATAGTTTGAGGACAAGGGGCACCAACTGCTGTAGTTACAATTATATCTCCTATAATATTTCCATCAGTTCCATCAGAGACATATACAGATTGTGTAGAACAACCATCTGTACCATTAGTTCCGTTAGTTCCATTTACTCCATTAGTCCCAGGAGGTCCCATAGGTCCCGCAGGACCACCAGGTCCCGTATCTCCTACCGGAATATCACACGAATTAGCTTCTGCGCATGAAGCACAGTCACATGCGCATAATTGTGGATGTACACATCCATTTTCACAGTTATTACATGCCATTATTTACTCTTTTTATTTAGTACATGATGCACATGTACCGTTATAATTACACAACTTGTTTACTTGGTTTGCCATCTTTCCGGCTTTAATTGTACTACCGCATTGATATGCATACCACATAGCTTTGTAAAGAGTATAGGCTTCTAAAGCATTACTTTTATCTTCTCCGCATGGACATGCATCGCACATGTCTAAATTTGCAAGCATCTTATGCACACAACATTTAATAACACTTGCCATTAATCCGTATTTTCTTTTTGAAATCAAGAATCCTGTAGTAGTCCCATCTGCTAAATATACCCTAAATTCAAATTGGTATACCCCTTGCATCATTATATCTCCCGCTGTTCCGCCTAAAAGTCCCATATGAATATTAAATATTCCATTAACACTATTAGGTAGAGGGGGACTAATCATAGCCATCGATAAGACTATAGTTGTCCCAGTAGGAAGAATTATTATTAGTTCTACATCTATAACTGCTGACAAATCATAATTTGGAAGTCCCCATCCTCCAGGATTTGTTGCTGAAAAAAGACCAGTAATATCTTGAAAAAGAATACTTTTATTATCACACGCTTCTGTAACTTTAAAATCTACACCCGTTATTCCCGCCATTTATATTTTTTTTAAATACATATATACAGAAGGGATTTCTCCCTCCTGTATTATGTAAGATTATTAATACTACTTTTAAACTACGTAAAAAACTGTAACATCTACGTCACCTGTCGCATAAGTACCAGTAGTAGTAATTGAAATTACTCCACCAGCATTTGCTGCTGCGATTACTAAAGGTGCTACGGGTGTTTCAAAGTTTTGCTTTAAAGCTGCATTCATATCTGCAGTTATTATAGCTGCAGATAATATTGCCCCCGATGCTGCTGGGCCCATTTTGATTGTTAAATTTGTTCCGCCCGCCATAGGGACATTTGCTTGTGTAGCGCTTCCTAATATAGTTGCGCCGTGGGGAATCATTACAGTGCTATCATAGTCACCTGCTACTGTAGCGCTCATTACAAAATTAGCGGTAGCTGCTTCTACTGATCTGTTGATCCCTTTTCCTGTTATTGTTGGTGCTGCCATTATTTTATGATTTTAAATTATTGAATTATTTTAATTATAGATTTACTGCTGGGAAGTTACCCGGACAAGAATTTAACCATGGGTTAATTTCATTTTCAAATGATAATTTTTGTCCAGCACCTGCACCACCCGCGGAAGCTATTGCTACAATAGTCATTTCCGGGCTAAGCCCATCTTTATTAAGATTTGCAGTTGCATGTTTATCAGAGTGCATGATTGAATACATATCATAAAGTGCTGTAGATACTGCATACACTGGGTAAGAAGGTATTGGGAATCTCATTAGATTCGTTATACCATCATATCCTAATGCTGCTCTTTCTAAATCAGAAACATGAGGGAATGTACCAGATCCATATAATGGAATAGTACTACCACCAAGTCCAGAAGCAACTGCTAAAGTAGTTGTTCCACCATCAGTAAATCCTTCCCCTAAAGCTATTTTCCATGTTACTTGCTCATAACCATTAATTATTTCATAAGTTTGTGCTAAAGCTGTTAAGGTAATACCCCAATTTGCTCCTACACCTACTGCTGCTACTGCTGTCATTAATGTAGCTGCTACTTGATCAGCATTTACTGCTGTTGCTAAAGCTTGTGCAATTTCTTGCTGAGTAGCTGTTGCGTCAGAAGTATAGTTAAATCTTCTAACTAATTGTCTTTCAGACCCAATAACTTTATCATATGTAAATACGATAGACATTACATACTCTACTGAGTTTACTAAATTGATAGAACCAGCTCCACCACCTATTGCACCTACTACAGATACTTGTTGTACAGCTGCTGCATATGCAGTTCCACTATACTTAGATACATGTAATCCTTGTATCTTCGCAGAGAATTTTGGTGCTGCTATTGTTCCTTGAACAATGTAGCAGTAATCACTATTTGCTATAGTTTCACCTCCTGCCATTATAGTCATGTCGTTTTTTACGACTGCTATTTCCCCTACCGCTAATGTAGCTACTGTTAAAGCAGCTGTTCTAGCGATGTTTGTTCCAATGAGGATTTTATAATTTTCTTGTCTTGCCATTACGCGTTTGTTTTTAAATTATTATTAAATTAATTACTCTTGTGTCATTTCCGCCATTATGTGAGATTGGAATCTTGGACTAGCTATATTTTCTAATGCTAATGTTACTGCTCCTGCAATGATCTCTTCATGAGTATGATCTGCTAACTCACAATCAACTGCAGGGAAATTTATTATATCTAATCGTATAGGTTCCCTCAAATATCGGAGGTAATAACTTGTTATTGTAAAACTCCCATCAGTTAATAATTCTGCCCAAGTTCCATGCATAAGCCTTAATATTACTCCTTGCGAAGGTTTATTAAAAGGGTCATCAATCACCTTGTTATAATCATTATGTTGTAACGCGTAAACTCCGGTCCTCTCAGTTACCCAACTGCCATTGCAGTCTGCATAACGAATATCACACTCTTCGTTAATGGCGAACCAATAAATGGTCGGACCCCCTACGATACCATTTGGTAAATCAAATAAAATACCATTAGGTTTTGTAGGAGTTTGTATCGCACTTGGAGGTAGAGTTATCTCTGTTACAATAGTTCTTAAATCGTCAGTACGTTTCTGAGTTTCCTCAAAGGTTTCGCCCTTCGGATCATGGGTGTATCGTTGTTTTACAAAACGATCCTGTGACCTATTAAGCCACAAATCGATTTCTTCAGGTTCAAAGTTGGGGTAGTTAAGACTATCAGTCTTATCTAACCCCACTTTAAACTGTATATGCATTTCT